GTCGGATCCAATAGCGAAATAAACATCGAAGTAAGCTGTATTCATAGCCTCGATATTTGTAGCGTTATCAATCAACACACTAAAGTTGTCTTCTGTCAACAAAGAAAAGGGTATATTATTACCCCATTGTTTAAACGTCTTTAGATATACTTTAAGCGCTTGCCTCTCGTATTTCTTATGTAGTCGCTCCCATTGTTTACGATATGATACTATTGAAGCCAATTACTTTTTGCCGTTAGTTCTGTTTCTCTCTAAAATACCCACTAATTTAGTGCCTGCTATTTCGAATACATTACCCTTCTTGGTGTCTATTAACTTAGCAGCAACCTTGACCGTAACAAAACAAATGCCTTCATGGAAGCCATCATCTTCAGCGCTTTGAGTTACTACTGTTTCTATTTGAAAAGGCAATTGGACTCCGTTTAAGTTTAAGTACTGAGCCCCTCCCTCTACTGTTACAGTATAAGCTTCATAAACTCCTTTTGGTGTAGTATTATTCATATAGTTTAATTTTAGTATTTATTATTCAGATGGTGTAATATTGAAGTCATTAGCTAAAGCGTCCTTTAGGCTCATTATGTCTGTGCTTACTGTGTGTACGTCCATGTCTGCATCTGTCGAGCTAGAGTATCTAATTGCCAAACGATATTCGTTTCGTGTTATTGCTCCAACATCTAAAGAAGGTTTTAACCATTCTACCAGTGTTTTAATATCTTGTTGCATTTCGGGTAAGTCCATAACATCGAATATAACCTCAGACCTTTCAAACCCTTTGTATTTAGGTAATAGGTGTTTATTAAACGCATCAGATAATAGCTTTAAATCTGGTATAATATTATCAACTACAACTTGCTTCCTAAACTCTAGTACATTGTCGTACTTCGCTCCGTCATCGTTATTCAATAGCTTATCACTCCACATTAATACATTACATATTTGCTTTTGATCGAATTTAAGTAGCTCGAAGGTTTGTAGCTCTTCCATTGTTAAGCCAATCTTAGTGAATCCTAATTCACCACTTGCGCCCTGTATTCTACTTAATGCATCAGAACTGTTATGCATACTTTTTAATCTATCCTTTACCCCTATTGCCTGTTCTTCTGTTAGTGGTGCGCCTTTCCCATGTATAAAGCCAAAAGTACCACCGCTCTTCATAGTGTTGATATTCAGGTTTAATGAGTCGTTAGAGCTTTCAATGTTCTTTAACGCTGCTCTTAGTGGTGCTTGTCCGTATAAATGCTCTCCATCCTCGCTAAAGTTTGGGTTTGCGTATTTAATATGTATTACTTGACTAGCTTCAAACTTTATACCTACACTTCCCTCGATTAGCATGTAATGAGAAATAGGGCTTTCAGCACCTTGCATGTCTGCGTTGGTCTTTAGCACTATCTCTATTTGGTGACTAGGTAATAAGTATATTTGCTGTGGCTTACCCGCATTAACCCCATCTAAGGGAGATAACATGTATATGTAAACATTACCGTTTAACTTAAGCAATGTTTTATATAATAACAAAAACTCAGTCCATGTCTGTAACACATTAGGAGTCTCTAAAGGGAAGTCAAACGAATCGTGATCGAACGCCTTATTTTCTAGCACCACCTTTTTAACGTGCTGTTGTGGTGTTAGATCGTATTTAGTGGCGTACATTAACCGCTGTAGTTCCTTTCTAGCTCCTTTGTCCTTAATCTTCTTAACAAAGAAAGGTATTGATGCTGTTTTAACAGCCATCTGATTAACCACGGAAAAGACTATAGGGTTTATATTATACCCTTGCTCTACATAGGTTTTAGCCTGATTGTCGTACCTAGTGAATCCACCGCCTATAAACTTATAAAATGCTTGATTGTATTTATTAGCTCCTACAGACAGCGTTACACTCCCTTTAAAAGCGTCTCTAATTCTGCTAATTAAACTATGTGCCATATTTTTATATATAATTTGATAAAAGTACGAAAATTAATCGTATTAAAAGAAAAACATTTTAGGTTCTAGCTCAAAGTAGTATCTCATCATAATAGAATCCCATTCATCTGGAGACCTTCCGATATTGTTTTTTACTACATCTTTAGATACTAAAGCTATTTTACCATCCTTGTCTATATCCTTTTGTTTTACCTGTTCCATTTCCTCAGACGTCCAGTCTATAACGTTAGCGTCTTGCACTCGTTCGCCTACTTTCTTCTTAACTATCATTTCAGCCATGTAATAACCACATTGAGACTTTAGATTGTTAAAGTTAGCTGTATTCTCTTTGCCTTTAACTACTATAGCCTTAGAGCCGTTCACAAACCCCTTACAATGCAAGAAATCAACAACACCACCACCAACACCGTCCTCATCAGCTATAACGTTAGAGGTAGATATTTTATACTTGGCTTGTAATGCCTTGGCTCTATTTACTACAAATGTTAAGTCACTCTTTAGTATCTCTTCTCTGTAGATACATAGCCAACCATCCCAAACACGCATAATGTTCTTATCCTTTCCTTTACGGGCTACATCAATAGTCATGTACATCGTACCATTGCCTTTTATATGTGTAGGGTTGAAGTAATCACTAATAGAGTCTATATCTATTAACGCGCTTGGGTCGTCATCGTATTCCCAATTACCATAATACAAACGCTGTCTACTATTCTTATCTAAACTGAGTAATGTATCTAAGTATGATTGTGGTAAGTGTGGGTTGTCTGTTGGTAATGCCTGTATAAACTTTCTATATACCTCTAGGGACTTATCCCGTGCTTTCTTATAGAATAACTTATAAGTCCAATTCTTTGATGGGTTGCAGCTACCTAATACTTTAGGTATGATACCGAACTCATTTAGCTTATATCTACACCTAGATAATACGATTTGCCAAGCCTTTAGAACCACCTGGTTACATTCATCTATAAACGCCCCACATATCTCTAGAGAGCCTAAACTATCGAAATTAGGATCAGCAGGGTATAAGAATAAATCTTTTAGCAATATCTCGCTTCCGTTGTTCCACTTTATAATATTGTCTTTCGCATTGTAGTTGAATTGGTCTGATATACCAAGATTTGCACATTGCTCAAAGAACGTGTTTAAAGTAGTTTCTTTTAATGCCTTTAATTTAGACCTCCCCATTAACCAACGTGATTTAGGGTACTTCTGACATACTTCTATTAACCAAAGACAGCCGATAACGGATTTACCGCCACCAGCTGCACCACCGTAAAGAATCTCTTTAGTTGTGTTGTCTTTTAGATAATATACTGCGTTCTCTTGTTTAGGTAATAGCTTCATTCGGGTCTACTCCTGTTCCAAGGCTTATAATTGATATAGGTTTGTCGCCACCCTCATGCACCTGAATCACTTTATCGCTATACTTTTTAGGGTTCATCTTACCAAGCATCCATTTTCTAGCGTCTATCTTTAGCTTAGACCTTTGTACCGTGTTTCCGTCTATCTTAGTTTCACCATCGACTACGTAAGCGTCTGCATTGTTTTCGTCTGCTATCTCTAGTATTTCCTCAAACATGTAGTCAGATCTGTCCTCGCACGCACATGCGTATTGGTTTGCAAATGCTTCGTTCTCTTCTAACAACTCATAAAACTTTGTACGCTTTACCCCTATGTCGTTATCCCTAAAAACCGCCCTCAAAGATTCCCCTTGTGAAAGCAGCTTACATATATCTGTTATAATTTTTTCGTAATCCATTAGTTTAATTTCAGTACTGCAATATACAAAATTAATAATTAAGTGTTTTTTACCTAAACCTTATTTTATAAAGATTGATAACTATTAACAATATCCCTGTTGTTAAACCTGTGTAATAGTCTATCCCAAATCCGTATATAATTGATAGGTATGATAAACATATTCCTAGAACTATGTATAAACCGTATCTGTAGTATTTTGCTTCCATCTTATTAGTTTTTTGTTTTACTCTTTGTTAATTTTAAACTGACTAAGTAATTGTTCGCTCGTCCTTAAACTTGTTTCATTTTTCCAATAGTGTATTTTCCCTATTTGGTTTACTAATACATAATGTTCTTTTGCTGTGTACTGTGCAAACTCTATCGCAAACGTACTGCCAACATCGTGCGTATTTAATGCCTCCTCTATTACATCTTCAATAACAGATTCAAAAGATTCATTACTCATTTTTAACTTAATCGCATCTAATATTTGCCTTTTTGTATGTAAAACTATTTTTGTTCTATCTTTATTCATTAGTTTTTATTTTGTTATTACTCTGTATATTCTTTACTACACGTTAATATCCTCTAATTCTTTTACGACATTTAACCAGTATTTAAGTTTTTTAAACTCTACTGCATCAGTGCTTTTTACTACTTCTTTTGCGCAAAGTAAAGCGGCTCTGCAACCGTTACGGTATTTGCTAACATAATAATCGTTTCCTTTGTTTATTTTAGCAAACCCACTTACTAACTGTTTAGCTTTTTCTTGTGGTGTTATATCCATTTTTTAAGATTCTTTATACCCTTTCTTATACATCCATGATTTTCTTATTGCTTCCCTTCCTTTTGATAAGAATTGTTTCATATCCATTTCTTTATGATGGTGAACATGTTGTTCTATTTTTTGGTTCTCAAAATGACCCGTTTCAACAAGGTTGTCAAAATCATCAAGCCACTTATCTAATTGATCTACATTCATAATTTATTCTTTTGATTTACAGTTACTTTGTCTACTTGTTGCACCGTGTGGTGAATTAAAAGATTAAATGCTATACTGGCGCATTAACTTAGCTACATATCGTTTCGAACCTCATGCAGTACACTTAATCTATTATAGGCTCTTGTTTATCGTGTTACCGACTCATTACCCCTACTTTCTTTAATGTATTTAATAGCTTCTATTCCTTTTATGTTAAACTTGTTTGGATTAGCTATGTAATCATCGTGATCTAATTGCACGTAAGCTGTCTTATATTCTCCGTGTCCACAACATGCGTTCTTTACTCCTGGTAATGTTCCTATACACCCGTCGTGTCCTTCAGGGGTTCTCTTTAGCTTGCAATGTCCGCATGTTTCCTTTTCGTAACCGTCTAGATAGTTTCCCATTTACTTAGCCATTAATACAAATGTAAGTATTATTACTGTTATTACTGTGGCTCTTATTAGAAATTGTCTGTATGCTTTTGCTTCTAATGACATAGTTATTTGTTATTATATATTTCGTTTGCTTTTTCTATTACTGAAATTCTTCCTTCTGGTCGTGTTTTAGCAGAAGGCATTGCACCCAAATAAGAATGTCCAACCCAGTTATTAAATGTTCCTTCATGGTTTTTCACAACCTCTGTATTAATACCCACACTATCAAAGAAGTCTACATATACACCGTACCTTTCAGTAAATGACATTGATAAGAATCTAATCTTTTTAACTGCGTCTTTACCAATTAATCCTCCAGTTTTATACTTTTCAACTTGCTCTGGTAACAAATACCATATCCAAAAATCCTTTAAACAATTACCTGTTAGTTCCATAGTTATTTGTTTAAAGTAATCATTACTTTTCCGTAATTTTCTATTGCTTCATAAAATGTATTACCAAACGCTACGTTATCAGATTCTTGTAAATTAATAAAATCTAATCCATGACAACAATAAGCGTTTCCGTCCTTCTCTACTTTTATAGTCCACCAATCTTTATCAACACCTTTACCACCACATGAGTTGCATACGAAAAACCCACCGTATTGAAAAGTGTAACATTTATTTTGACCACACTCAAAAGAATGTATAAAAGCTATACCGTTTTCTTTCGCCATTTTTTCCGCAAAATCAAAACCCTGAACTCTTTGATTGTAGTCATACGAATCATTAGGTCTAGGTCTTTTATGACCTCCTATAAACATGTTAAACCCTCCCGCAACACTTCCGTTGTATGTTTTTATTAAATCTTGTGCGTATTTTAGTTTCTCCATAGTCTTTAGTTTAAATTTTACGGGTTTTAGTATCTATATCAACGCTAATTCTTAGTGTTAAATCAAACTCAAACTCATTGTCACAATGCTCACAATATTGTCCAATTGGCTCGGATTCATTAAGGGTTGGATAACTTAGATAGTCGTGTTCTAAATCTACCTCCTTTTCTGCATTGCAATGAGGGCAATTTAACACAGTCTTTAATGGTATATAAAATCTTTTTACTTCTACTTCAAATTTATCATTTAATTTAATATTTACCATAGTCTTTAGTTTAATGCTTTGTCTGATTGTTTTACCATCTGATCAAATCTTTTAAGGTTTGTGTCTTTTAAGTATTGTATGGTTTTATTTATTCCTGATTTACCATTATCAGCTAAAAATATATCAACCCCACAATCAGGACATGTATTATAAGTTTCTTTAGTGCCGCAAATCCAGCACTCATTATTGAAGTCTATTAATTCTTTGTTCATGTTATTATAGTTTTATTTGTTCCACACTATAACTACAAAAGATATTATAATTAATTCTATGTAAATTATAGCTGTTAGTATTAATAAGGGTTTAATGTATTTTTTAATCACTTTGATTTACTCGTTAGTACCTATTAATAAGTCCCATCCAAAAAGTAATTTAGCTTGATCTAATGCGTTTTGATGTGTTGTATAATACCAAGGCATATCATCAATTCCACTTACAGAAATTAAATGCTCCCATTTTTTAGGCTTAAACCAACCGTTATAAACTTTTCTCTCCACTACATACCCTCTAGGATATTGTTTAATTCTTATGTCTAAGTTTCTAAGATGCATTTCTATTTGTTTTAGTTTTGTTTATTACTTGTTATTCAGAGTCTAAATCTTGCATTTCAGACATAGCCATTTCTAATAATCTTACTACATCATTTTTCGAAATATCTCCATACTCCAACTTTGATACTATTTTGTTTAAATCTTCTATTATACTTTCCATAATGTTTTATTGTTTACTTGTTATTAGTTAGTGTTTTAATTATCTAGCCCGAACAAGACCATGGTGTATAAGCAAATAAGTCTTACCTCTTTTTAATTTTGGATCCAAGTTTAAAAAGATACCATGGTCTTCTGTGAGCAGAGAGCTATCTGTTTTGCCTCACATGGAACAATGTCCAACGTTTATTAATCGTCAACTGTTGTTATACTTTTATAATACCTCGCCCTTTATAATTCCCCCGAATTAGGACGAGGCTAACGAATAATGTGTTGTTATTCGTTGTTAGTTAATTTGTTCTTAAACTATTCCCTTGTTTATCCCTTGTCGTTATTAAGCTACATCCATGATGTTTACATGAAGCGAAAGTTAAATATCTTTCCCTTGTTAACTTATCATAGTCATATTCATGTTTGTGTTTTATAAGTCCACAATAAAATTGTTTCCACGTTTTTTTATTGTCTGAAGTGCTTAATATCCATATAGGCGCTAATAAAATAACTTTAAGTTTCCATATTAATGAAGTAGGCATACTTGCTAGCAACGTGTGATGTGTATTTTCTTTCATAATTTATAGTTTTAGTTTCTTTCGATATTCAAATATACATAAATATATTTATATACACAACTATATCTGAGTTATTTTAAATTTAATATACTCTTCGCCTTTTTTAACTATCTCTTTTTTTATGTTCGCTTCATAAATACGGTTATCATTTACCCCGTACTTCTTACATGTAACGTCTTGAAATGGTTTTATAGGGTTGTCCCAATCTGAACCTTTAGAGCTAAATCCAAATATAATTTCGATCTTTAGATTACCTTCAGGAATATCTATTTTAGGTAATACGTATGCTAATGCCTTTTCATATACCTTGTATGCATCTGTCTTATATCTTCTGCCTTTCCATGCGTCGTTTACTGAAAGTGGTTTTATGTTTATCTTAATCATATGCTCCTATCCTATCAATTAAATATTGTTTATAAAACTTAACACCGTGAGACTCTAGGAAGTTATAATGCTTTTGGTATAGGAATTTCATGTGTTCTTTTTTGTCTCCGTATTCTATATGCTCGCTCCTGGTTACTGCCTGCAGTTCCTCTATTCTGTCTTTTGATCCGCTGGGGTTTCCTCCCATTCCTTTGCAATCAATATGATGTATGTCATCGGCACGTCTTCCGCTTAGCTCTGAGGGTATGAAGTCGGTTGTATCATACCCTAGTGCATCCATGTAAATTTTAGTGTGTCTTTTCATTTGGTTTTATTTCTTCGTGGTCTATTACTTCTATTTCGTTTAAATTTCTCAATGGTCTTGGTTGCTTTATTAACATATCTAATATTTCTTTTGCCTTATCTATTTGAGATAATGTATACTCACAATGCGCATTCATATTTGTGTTTTGCATTATACATTTTTTTGACTCCCCTAATATTCCTAGTACTTTAATTAAATTATATTTGTTGTCTACTAAAACGGCTGTTAATTCTTGAATTGGTGTTTTCATAATTATTTAATTTAATAGCCAGTTTTTACCTGTGGTTATACTATTTGCAAACTCTTCCGATTCAATAAGTGTTTCAAAGTATTTTGTAGTACTAATACCACCCTGTAAATACATTGTAACTTCTGGTTTTTCGAATACAATTCCATCTTTTATTACATGGTTTTCAGGGGTTTTAATTCCTTTGGAAACAAGACCTCCAAAACTCTTGTAAACGCCTTCCTCGCAGCTGTCTTGCCAAAAATACTTTGCTTTTTTCTCTTTCATAAAGATATAAGAAGTTGAAGGGTGAAAATCATATACTCTTACTTTTACTAACTTGTCTAAATTATATTTATTCATAATCTTTATTTTATTGTTTTACGTTTTAGTTATTGTTAGTTAATTAAGTTCGTAGTTACTAACTATATCGTATAGTTCATCCTTAGCCCCGTTAAATAAGAACCCGTATTCTTCATCTATTTTAATAGCAGCAATTGAAACCATTTTATTTAAAATAACCTTAGTAGGCTTTTTAGTGCTATACATGGTGATAAAAACACCGTTCCCAAAATAATCTTCTTTTGTTTTTATCCTTACAGATATATCGTTTAAGTAAGTTTCATGAGAGTCTCTTCTTTGTTTCTTTTCTCTTTTATAATCAAAAGTTCTAAACCAATCGCTATTTATACACACCTTATATTTAGATATACCTATTATTTTATACTCATTTATTGTTACACCGTTTTTATATAAATCACTTTTAGCGTTTATAACTTTGTTTACGGTGATTTCCCAAACTTTTTGATTTACTGATTCTTTCATTTTATTTTAGTTTTAAATTCTTACGCAATATACATAAATATATTTATATACACAACATTAATATAATATTTCTTTGTTGTCTCCAAATGCTTGGTCTAGTGAGGCGGTGGGTATTGGCTTTGATTCTTTTAATTCTAGTATATTGTATTTACTCACTAAACTACAGACGACATTTTCCTCCCTATGTCCTGGTGAGTTCCTCATAAATATACTTATACGTGTTGGACTCCACTCTATAATTATAGGGTTGTCTCTTTCTGTTTGATCGCCTCCAGTATGCTTATTTCTTACATGCTCAACTCTTAGCTCATTTTCTGAACTTCCCGCCTCTCTATGTATAGCGCAAGTATTATGAGCTTTATTTAAGAACCATCCACCCTCTGCTTGGTAACTACTTACCGCACCCTCTTGTCTTTGCCCGCTCATGTTCGGGTGTTGTGTTATATGTACTGAGCAAACAGTTTTAGCGAATTTCAACAACTCTAAACTAGCAGCCACACCATCAGCATAACCATTACCCGTATCTTGCCAACCGTTTTTAAATGAGTTAATAGGGTCTAAAAGTAATCCATGCACATCTATACCGTCATCTATCAACCCCTTACACACCTCTGTAGCTGTTTTAATATCATCTACTTCAATAAATATAAAATGTTTGTCCAACCAATCACTAGCTTTATTATAACGCCTTAAATCGCTTCTTTTAACGTCTCTTGCAAATTCACCTAAAAGTAAGTTCATTAAATTTAACTTCATACTCCAGCTGCTGTTTTCCTGAAAAGCAACCGCCCAAATTAAATCATTAGATATACTAAATAATAATTGCAATATTTGGTATATGGTTGTTTTACCTTGCCCCTTCTTACCTGTGACAATATAAAACTCATTCTTTTTACTTACAAAATGGTTGTCTAAGGTATGTATACTGCTTTTAAATCCTTGTGGTATCTTACCCGTTATAAAGTCGTCTAAGTCTTGATTTATTGAATTAGAATTAACTATATGATCCTTGTAGTTAAATTCACTTTCTATGTACTCGTTGTCTAGTTTTATTAATGGTCTACTCATTTTAACTGAATCTATTTAATGCTTCGTTAATCATTTTGTCAAGTTGCTTTGTACACTCTTCCAAGGTATATTTTTCTTCTAACTCTTTTAGTATATCTTCTTTAGGAATATTTTTATTTTCAACTACTCTCGTTATATTATTTCCCTGCAACTCTTTATGAAATGCGCTGTAATAGTTTTTTAAAGGTAAATCTAATAATCGGCTAACCTCTTTTTGTGGTATGTCATCAAACACACTCGCTTCAAAATACCTAATTGATTGGTTAAGATTGTAAATATACAGCTTTGCAAATAGTTGATTGTTTTTTATGGTTCCGTCTTGCTGCCTATTCATCCACGAAATAAGAACGTTTAAAGAATCTATATCGCTTTGATTAGGTGTAAATGGTTTTTTACTTGTAAACCTCCATGCCAATCTATTTATGGCTTTATCTGTATTGTATTTATTGGTTTGGGTTTCCATAATCTATCTTTTTAATTTTTACTATCTTTTTAATATCCTGTAAGTTTAGCCAATTAGTGAAATGTGATTTAAAGTCTTTTATGTTTTTCTTTTGCTCACTTGTTCTGATTAAATGCTTTTCGTATTCGTCAAGGTATTTTATAACAGTATCAAAGTTTGTTTTAGTTTGCATTGCTGTTATCTCCATAAACTGAGAATCAGATAAAACTATTTTTTTATAATTACTGTTATCTATTTTAATAGATATATCTTTATCTGTATCATTATCTGTATCATTATCGGCATTTCTGGTACTTTTGGTATCCGACTCTATGCGGTCGCATTCTTTGGTATCTTTTTTACCCCACCTTTTTAGAGCGTTTTCGCTGTTGCGTTTACGTACAGATTCGTACTTTTGCAAGTCTCTCTTTAGTTGGTTCTCTATTGGTTTCCAGGCTGTTAGAATTAGCCTATCAGTTAAAACAGGATTCATATCGTTTACGTATTCAAGTAAATGCTGGAATAATATACCCTTTTCTTCATTTGTGAAATGGTCTATTGATTTTATTATATCACAATATATTAGAAATGATTTTTTATCTTTAGCCATTACGTTAAAGAATTACCGTAGTTAATCTTTATAATAGTTATAGCTAATGCTATTAAACCTAACTGTTTCCACCATGCTTTAGAGTGTATTTTATGATCTATATTATCATTAAAAGCATAATATATTAAAAGTATTGCTGCAATTTCAATTAAAAATCTTACTATTGTTCCCATAATATTTAATACAAAAAACCTTATAAATCCTGTAGCTTCCGACTTCTACATTCATTATAAGGCTTATGTTAATATTGTTAAGTTGCTATAATGTCGAAAGGCAACTACATCGCAAATATACGATAATTATTTACTTGAGCAAGTTAATTCTTTATATAATTCAATAGCTCTCTTTTTCTGGTCTTCTGGAATATAGGTATATTGACCGTACCAATTGCCCCCTTTTGGGTGTATTCTTTCCATTTCTATATCCCATCCTAGTTTTCTAAGTATTCTTATATACTCAGGTAGTCGTGTTATTCTGTATAACTCTATAGCTTTCCAAGATGTTATCTTCTTATGTACTCTTAAGTAGCTTTTAATCTGTTGTAGTTGTGTTTCGTTGTGTTTCATAATTTAGTTTTTATTTGTTAATGATTCTATTTTTATACTCTTCTAACTCGGTTTCTATAGCCTTTAATGTGTCAGCGTCAAAGTATTTGTTTATCTGTTTTAGAAACTCCTTTTCATACTCTGAGAATTTGTGTTCCCCCATTGTTTTGAAACTAATGCTCTGGGCTGATATCCTTGTTGCTCCATCAACGCAAACATACATATCGTAATATCCTGCTCTTATTGTAAAATCTTCTCTTAAACGCTCTAGATTAGGATAGTTGTGTTGGCAGTTGTCGTATATCATCATTAAGCGTTTAAAAAATAGATTATGATGCTTAACGTGTCTTTTCTTTTTATTAACTTCTGTGGTAAGATAATCACCCTCTTGTACGTTTTTAAATGCTTTGTAGTCAGATTCAAAAGCTGGTATAATTTGTCCTTTGTGTTTTATGGTTGTGAATTTCATAGTGATTTAATTAAAAGTAAAGGTGTAATACTATGCTTTACCCTCCTTTAAAGCGTGTTTAAATTTAGTTTCAGCATTACACCTTTCTTTATCGTTTGTTAGATCGTAGCGCATTAGTTAAGTTTTTTTTATAAAAGACTCTACGAATGTAATCGATATGCTTACCTCTAGTGTTAAGTAAATTTCCACTTAAATCTCTATAGATATATAATTCCGTATCGTACTTAAGAAACCTATGTATTGTGCTATGTACATTAGGTGAAATTTCTATTACATCTTTAGCGTGCATAGGGTTATAACTCCAATGATGTAGGTGGTTTCCTTTAGTTTGTGGTTTTAACTCACTTGATAAGTTTTTAGCTTTTATTTTTTCTGGATATTTTAGCCTATACTTATCCATTGCTTTCTTTTTAGATTCATAACTAGGCTTGTGTTTTTCTTTATAATTTAACCTATAGTATTTATCTCGATGTCTTTTTCTTTCAGATTCTAATCCCTCTGGAGTTGATACTAAAAGATCAGTTATTTTCTTAGTGTCTTTCTTAGTGCAGTCTTTACATTTATTTAAATGACCATCTGCCATTTGTTTATGAATATAGAAACTACCTATTGATTTTTCAATATTACATTTAAAACATACCTTCATTCCTTTAGTGATTTAATTAATAATAACAAAGATATGTTTTAAAACGGTAATAAACTAATTAAAACGGTAAATCTTGAGGTTCTTGTGATTCTATTTGACTTACTGGCTGGTCAACTGGTGACTCATTAGCCTCCACACTTTCAATTCTCCATCCTTGTATTGAGTTAAAATACTTCGCAACACCTTCAGGGTTTATCCATTCCCGACCTCGTAAATTTATAGAGACCTTTACGCTGTCGCCTACATTGTATTTATCTAGTAAGTCGCACTTATCCTGTACAAACTCAATCATAATCATTTGCGGGTATTTCTCGTCCGTTGTTACTACTAATTCTCTTTTACGGAATCCACTTGCTCCAAATGTTGCCGTTTCTCCAATTACTTTAATTACTCCTATTACTTCCATTTATTTAATTTATTAGTCTATTTGTTATATTGTTTTGTTCGCTCCTTATATCTTTGTTTCTGTTTTCCTGAAGCAATATTATAGATTCCCCAAACTGCTTAATGTATAAGTCTATTTTTTGTATTTCTTCGCTTATGTCTGAGCATTTTATAATACTTAAAAGATACTTCTTTGTTTTCTCTGCATCCTCTAACGACTTCCTAAGCATTATTATAGGTGCGTACTTTGTGTACATTGCTATTGTGTTTTTCATTGTGTTTAGTTTTTGTATCTTTTAAGCTACAGTATTAAAAGAATAGCTCCTTTTTTTATATATGGAGTATATCCGCAATCTTCCCATTCGTCCCCTTCTTCATCAACTCTAATTTTCATTTCGGCTTCTGTAATTAATTCTGAAGGATCTTCATCTTCTAAATAATATAAATCGGTATCGCTTCGTTTAATTCTATCAACACAAGATGATGTGAATTGACTTGTGACAATTAAATTACCTTCCAATTCTTTTTTTGGCAGAGTGTTCAAAAAATCTCTTAATTCTAATAGTTTCATATTTTTTATTTGTTTTGCGTAGGATTCAACCTACTGTTTTGTTGATTAAAAAAAGCCTCGCACTCTTACGAGGCTTTTAAATATTGCCCCAGATTACTATTATTCATCCTTTAGGCGACTTTGTAGACTTAACTACAGTTTTATAATTAATGTTAATCCTATTGCTATCATTATTAACAACCCTAGTATTACGTGAAATAGTTTTAATTGTCTTCTTTGTTTCATGGTGTTAGTTTTTATAATAACCCTTAATTAGGTTATTGGTTTTTGATATTGTTTTATGTAATTTGATTCGGTTTGTGATGTTTGTTTATGTAATCATACTTAGCGTTCTTTGCTCTTTTCTCTTCCTTTACAAGTGCTTTAAATGCCTTATCGTTGTCGTACATTTCCTTAGTGTCTAGTATTATATTATCGCTTACCTTTTCTGCATGGTGTTCTATATGCGAAAGAATCCAGGAGTAATACTCGTCCGTTGCCGTGAACGTTATAGACACCCTAGGCATTTAACTTAGCTTTTAATTCATTTGTTAATGGCGTCATATCTTTTTTCTCTGTTCTTGACAACGATAAGAAAGTAGTTTCTAGCTCTTTTAATGTTTTACACGCTTTTAATTTTTCGCTTGGCGTAATGACTTTGGTTTGCTTTTGTGTTTCTTTTACAAAATCTTCGCTTTCATCTTCTCCGAAAACACCAAGCTCATAGAATCCTGTAATCTTTAAAACAACTCTAGACATTGCTCTTTTTTCTGCCATCTCCATAATATACCAGGTAGATGTATTTCCTTGCTCATTCCATCCGCCTTTACCTCCTTTAGCTGTAGCATCCCATTCCTTAGCTCCATATTTAGAGCTTCCAAATGTTTGTACTTTTAATTCTCCTTTTGTACCTGTTGCCTTAACTACACAAAATTCTGGTTCTACTTTTACAGCGTCAAAATGTATCTGTATTTTTTCGTGTGCCTGTATCTTATCAATTCCAGTTCTTGTAATAATAGTATAATGCTTATGCTGAAACCAGTCTTTTTGTTCTAATCCGTATTTCTTTATTTTTTCAGGTATACCCATTTCGTTTAGTTTTAAATAGTTTTACTTTAATAGTTCGTTAGGGTCTACATTTAGTATGCGGCACATAACATTTATTAGCTCTATTGCTCTTGGTGGTTTTCCTGCACCGCTTCCTTTGTAATTTTGTAAAGTGTGATAATCAACTTTAATACCCTCTTTTAGTATTTCCTTTTGAAGCCAGACTAATGTCTTTCCTTTATCCTTTAATATTTTATCTAGGTCTAATACGTTTTGTTTACTCATGTTATTTATATTTATTATATGTATATAATTATTTCGTCCTCTGTGCTTTCATCTGTGTCTATTTCAAACGTTCCAATAGGTATGTCGGTAATTTTTGCAATCACAAAAGACCTTAACCTATCGTCTTTATTGTTATGTGTAGTTTTACATACAACACCTTCTCTGTCAATTGTAGGAACTGATAAAATCAAAAAATCATTACCATTAGTACTATAATTAATTTCTACTTTAACATATTCGTTTTTAAACATTTCATGTCTAGAGTATATTACCCTCTTATAACGTAAGCTATTGTCTTTGTTGTTTATATAAATACAATTAATAATATCTTTACTCATGCTCTTGTTGTGTTCTTATTAATACTTGTTTAATTCCGTTCTTGTTATATTCGTGCTTTATGTAGATACCCATTGGTGTGGGTGTCCAGTTGTTATACTCCTGTTTCATTGTCGTTGTCTTTACAATAATGGGTTTCATCGTCTTGGTATTCATCACCGCATAAACAACACGATACTATACCTGTGTAGTTTGAGGGGTTTCTTGGGTCGTGGTTAAACATGTCGTTTATTTGATATTAGTATAGTTTCTTCTATAATCGTTTTCTTTAAGTCTTTTAACTTATTGTGTAGCCAAATTTGATTCCCCGTGCTTGATTTGTCAATTAATAGCTGTAATTTTTCAAGTGATTTATTCATTGTTATAGTTTTAAGATGCTGCAATCTACATAAATATATTTATATACACAAGGTTTATCTTGTTTATTTTAAACTAAGTATTATTTCTTCGCAAAGTTGCTGAGGTATTAACGATCTCTCGTAGCTTCCTTTTTTACCCTGCGTTCCTGTTTTCGCTCCACGCCTTGCGCTTTCATGGTGACAATGTTTGTCTATTATTTCGCCAGTTTCTTTATTGTATTTGTAGTTTCGGCACATTCGTCTAGGATTCCACGTTTCTGAATTAGTCCATATATCAGTTGGCTTTGCTCTATCGTCTCCATATTGACAGTACCAAACGGTATGTCTTTTTAAATCTTTCATCCATGGCATATGTCTTAACATGCCCCTGGGGTTTTCTATAAAGAATATAAGATTAGGGTTTTCTTGCATCCACTCTGATACAACTTTCATCCAATGCTGATTAATACTATCACAGTCTTTAGCGTATACGCTTTTAGCTGTTTTGTCTGGGTGTCTATGTGTTGAACATGCTGCTATACTGTAAGTAGTACAATCTGGAGAAGCCCAAACAACATCTGGAATAAATGGTATATCTTCCATTTTCAACTCTCCTATATCAATACTTAAATCTATATTTTCGTACTCTGCCCAATCAACGCTAAAAACATTTAACCCCTGTTTTTCCGCTTCTTTTCCTACACTCCTTGAGCCTGCAAATAATTCTACTAAATTCATATTGTTTATTTTAATTTAATGCTACTCCCTCTGGATAGTCCGCTAGTTGATCCCTTGTTAACCAGTCAACACTATTCTACCTCATGTAGTAGATAATGCTTTTAACGTGTTCTGTAGGGTATTGGTAGAACCAACAACTCAATGTTACCTGTCTTTCCTTTTCGGTTATTTTCATACCGTGGTAGTCTATGTTTTCCATCTTTAGTTTGTGTGTATTATTATTCCGCTGTACTTAGCTTTGTTTAACTTTCCTGTGTGTATGTTTGTGAACTCCAGTAGAAAATTTAATCTGCTTGGCAGTATCTGCTGTACGTCTACGCAGTATTTAAAATATGATATGCCGCTATTTACTAACATTGTAGTTTTAATTGAATTGCTTTATCTGATAATCTATTAAACTCCTTTAAATGAGTCTTGCATACATTCGCCCCTATTGTATTTAACATTTGTGCGTAAACCTCGTCTCTATCTTGATTTAGTTTTTGTATTATAGCTTTCATAATTATTGGTTTAAGTGTTGGTAATATGATTTTAAACCATTGTAAACAGCTTCTATCTGTTTAAACTCTTGGGTATCTCTTTTGGTTTCTATTTCATCAGTTGATGAAAAAAACTTATCCCATTCTTTAATATTCCTTTTCTCGCAGCCTATATGTATTTTATCCCCTGTGATACCTGTTGACCATTTGCAAAACATCGGCACTTTTTTTGCGTCTCTAAGGTCTGCGCCTTCAAGGTCTGCGCCTTCAAGGTATGCGCCTCTAAGGTATGAGTATCCAAGGTCTGCGCCTCCAAGGTATGCGCCTCTAAGGTATGCGCCTCTAAGGTTTGCGCCTCCAAGGTTTGCGCCTCCAAGGTATGCGCCTTCAAGGTCTGCGCCTCTAAGGTCTGCGCCTTCAAGGTATGCGCCTTCAAGGTCTGCGCCTCTAAGGTTTGCGCCTTCAAGGTATGCGCCTCCAAGGTCTGCGCCTCTAAGGTTTGCGCCTTCTTTTAAAGCCTGTAAAACAGTATCTTTAATAGTGTTGTTTTCTTTCTCGTAGGTGAATATTATCTTACCCGTGAATCTGTTTTTAATCTCTAGCTTTAACATTTTATTTAGTTTTTATCTTAGTTTCAGTACTAAGAATATGCTAATTTACATAAATATATTTATATATCCTAATTATAGGCAAAGAAAAACCCGACCTAGTAAAACTAAAAACCTAGTCGGGTAAAAATTGCTATGAAAAACCTCTAACACATATTGACTACAAAGAATAGCCGTGTTAGTATGATGGTGCTAATATAGTGAAAATATATGACATAAAAAAAGCGATACTATTAATATCGCTCTTGGTGTATTTTTAAATTTTTTCCTGGCCGGATTAAAATTCAATAAGCATTCAATGAGTTTTAACGCTCAAAATAAACACTTTGCATGTTTCGGACTGCTAATATAGTGAAAATATTTTAATTATTGCTTTCTTATGTTAAACTTGCTAGTCCACTTATCCATAATCTTACGCATAAAGCTACGAAACCCTAGTACATCAACCACAACCGCAACCAATACATACATGTACCAGTCTGGTAACTCGTTTAAGCTCTGCCAAGATTCTTTTGTATACTCATTAAGTTTAACCCAAGAACTATCCTTAAAAGCTATTATAAAAGGTGTTACCGCTGCAATTGCAACAGGTGTTAAGAATAAGTATGTTACTACTTCGTCCTTTAAAGTGTATTTCTTATTTCGTGCTGTTATTAAATCTATGCTATTGTCAGACTCGGTGTTATTCATTACCCTATCAACAATTGCCTTAGTCTCAGCCTTTACAATTTCATGCCCTTGTAGTTGCTTTAACTCTTTTAACTTTGCTTTTCTTTCTAGTACGCCTTTACCTATTCCGAAAAGGTTGCCTATAAGTCCTATTATTGGTAGTGCCATAATGTTAAGGTTTTATTATTAATGGTTTATCACTTGTATTCATAACTGCCACATGACACCATGTAGGAGTGAATTTACGATCTTCCATTGCGTTAATGTTTTTTATTTTACCTGACTCTATTAAGTCATAAACAAAATACCAAAATTCTTCGTGCTTATTGTTTTTTGGTTTTAAGTCCCCCGCTTTAAATAATTTATGCAAACTAAATGCAGAGCCTTTTTTTAAATACTCTTGATTCCAATGTCTAGCTCCAGAGTGTTTAAATTGAGAACCATTATACATGCCATTAATTACTATGTATGGATTATCTGAATGAAGTTTCCCCCACTCTATCCTAATAATATCAATATCCATCAAATAGCCTTTATCTAATCTCATCCAGCAATTTGTTTCTCCAATATCTTTTATGATTTGAGGATTAACTAACTCGTGTATTGTGAAATATTCAGTCTTGTACATTAGTCTCTGTTTTTCTTGTTCTGCATATCTACTCGTAATGCGCTGATCTCTTTAAGTATATTTATGTAGTGGATATTTTGCTTATCCTGAATTAACTTAACATCTTCTCTTATGTATTTTACCTCTTCTACAGCCTTGGTTACATCTTTGCTGTTTTGAATTATTTTTGCGGTATCGTTAGAGAATCTTACCTCTACGTTTTTTACCCATATTCCAAACGGAATAACGAAAATAGCCATTATAGTCAATAGGTGTCCGAATCTTACTTCATTTTTCATTTAATTATCTTTTTGTAATACATTCTAGCCAAAACTAGATATGCAGGGATTAAAAGCAAGCTACCAAGTTGATTGTAATTAACAAAATAGCTTATCCAGGTTAATAGTGAAATTATAAATAAAGGCTTAAAAACAACCCTATCCAATCTTATTAAAAAATATGTTAACACAGAAAAATCAAACAAGACTGAAATATCATAAAGTATATTGGTTAAATACCTTTTGTGATTATACAGTAAGTAAACATCATATTTGCTGTTATTGTCAAAAAACAATACGTGCAATCCCCCAATTACAAACACCGCAATAATTCCAATATAATATTTCAATCTTGTTTTACTCATTTACTTCTCCTCTTTGTCTGGATCAGGATTACCTGAACCTGTTAAGTCGGTTTCTTCGTCGCCGTCTGGCATCTTGTAAAAATCTCTCATTGTATATATAATTAATTGTTAACTTTCTTATGCTATAACATGTTTAGGGCTCTTTGGGTGTATTTCGTATTCGTTCCAATCCTGAGAAACTTCTGTACTCCAAACAACATCAACACACCACCCACTCGATAAAACAGGCTCTTTTACAACCTTTTCACTATCGTAAACGCCCTGCCTTATTATTAATTTATTTAATTTAATTCGCTGGTTTGATAAATCCAATTCTTTTAATTTATCTGTTAACAGTTTCTTTGTTGGAAACTCGTATTTTTTATGTATCATAATTAATAATCTGTTGCTGAATCAAAAACCTTGATAAACTCTGTTTTACCGAAAAACTCCGTAGTGCCTGGAATACCGTTATTAAAACTAAGTGTATTTAAAGTGTCCTCGGAGAATGTTCCGCTAGTTGTGTTTGTGTCAACTTCAACTCCATTTATCTTTAGTCCAAAATCATTTATTTTATACTTTAATGATATTTCTGTAAATTCTGTTAGGTCTGCGACTGTTGTTGATGTGCTCCATAATAAAGCGCCGTTAAAAATTAAAACACCAATCGTGTCTGTTCCTGTTAAGAATAAAGAAACTACATTGCTTGTCGTTCCGTCACTTATAGTTATGTATCTAGCCCCCTCATCCATAGAGCTCAATGCGGCTACTTTTATGTTTAAAACACCTTCTACACTGTTAAACGTATTAACGTCACCCGCTCCCGTTACTTGATCTATTAACCTCGTTGCTATTGCCCCCATGGTCACGATATATGAAGTAGCAAATTTAGTTTCTTCTAGTTGCGAACCCCATATATAGACCGACCCATTAGAGGCTCTTATTTGAGCGCTTCCAGTTGTTCCAGATCCTTTTATTCCTTTTAGACAAACCCTATACCATCCATTACTAAACGACTCGAAATTGCTACTTTGATTCGTCCAACTGCCACTAGATAAATTATTAGTTAAAGTTTCACTATCAAAATTAAAAATCACTGAAATTTGACCCGTACTGTTATCTGTTAAAACAAGAGTTACCGCGTCTAAATCTACTTTTTTAACAAAGCACGACCAAGTTACATCGCCATTTGCTACAGTGGGACTGGTTGATTTTCTTACATTAGAGCCTGAGCTAGATGACAAATACAAATCACCATCCATTTCACCAGTAGGAGACAGCACTTGGTCACTTGTTATTGATCCATCTGTTACACTCCAACTAGAATCGTTAAAATCCTGTGAGAAAGTTATTAAGTTTGTAGACTGTGGATTTGTTAAGACGAATTTATTACCTAATTTCGTTTCGATTCTAGGTACATTATCGGCAGCCGTTTGCATTAACCCATTAGAACCAATAAAAGTTGCTAGACTATCTCTGTTTGCATCAAAAGGCTGCGGAACAAATCTACCGTTTGTTAATTCCTGATGCGCTAATAAACCCCCTTCTTTTATATGAAAGTCCGCTCCTTTTCCTAATTCTAATACTTTAGCCATTATATAGTTGTATATTTAAAGTTATTAACCAGGTCTTCTAATGTTACAAAAGATGTTTCAATCGATAAATCAATTGTTGGATCATCAGAGTACCATGTTTTTAGCGTCTTGCCTTTATAGTTATTTAATCCAGAAGCAGCGCCATTATGAAAATCAATAGATTTTAAAACATCACCTGTTATTTGCGTATAACTAGAGTTAGTGCCTCTTAAGACACCATTAACCCAAAACTCCATTACTGGGAAGTTCCAGAATAAAGCAATTTTATTAAACTCTTGTAAAGAATGTGGCTCGTGTTCTAAACTAACATCTACACCGCTTTCATATCGTTCATAAAATAACTTATCATTATCAGCGCTTTTCTTTCTTAATCTAAAGTTTGTGTTTTCATCATCGGCAACAGATATAAACATATCTTCCGTGCCGTCCGCAAACATATTAGTATGTAAAAATAATATCCCCTTGTCGTCGTTAAATATAGAAACGTCTTCATACCCGCTTACATCATCTTTAGCCCTTGTACCTACTACGTAGCTAGTCGCATACGTTTGTAGTTCTACTTGTGCGTTTGTTACTGTCCCCGTTACCGTACTTGTAAGCGTTCCCGCTGTAGCCGCAAAAGTTAAAGTAACCCGATTGCTTACACCTGTACCAACCAAAGAGCCTACAAAAGTACCCGAAAAGGTAATTGTACCTGTTCCGTAAAATGACACCGTGTAAGTGTCTAGTATTGTTGTAACGTTTTGCGTAGCTAGAACATCAGGTGTAACATATAAATTTACTGTAGCCGCTTCTGTTAGCAAGGTATTACATGCAAAGTCTGAAAAATCAGCTCTTGGCACATTTGCCGCCACTGTTTCAACTACTCCGCTGCTATTTGTTCTAGTTGCGTTCGTCCCCGATCTTGTCACCGTGTAATCTAAAGCCCCTAATAATGGTAGTAAGTTAAACAACCTACTAACCCCTACACCGAAACCTGTACCAAATGCCACCTTTAATTTACTATATATTCCCGCCATTTTATCCTGTTATTAATCTTTCTATAAATATTTTAGTACAATTTACACTAGATAATGTACCCCCGTTAGCCTCTACAAATTCCTTATAAGTAAAGAATATACTATCAAACTCGTTTATAGGCTCACCAAATCCAACCATTGCCCCACTAAAAGACACGTTCTCGTCTATTACTGACTCGTCCGATACAGATTCTAAATAAGCGCTACCATAGTCAAAATTACCATCACCTACAGAAATACGCCAATCTACCAGCGTTCTTTCTCTCTTTAAACTTCTTATTTGATTATATGTAACCTTATCAGTCTGAAAGTAATCTTTTGTTACTAAACCGCTAAACTCTATGTTATAATTTTGTGTTGTAGGCCTTGAGCTTTCCCATCCGTTAGAGTTATCTCTTGTGGTGGTTGGTAGCATTGTAGCTGACTCTGAAAACGTATTATCGGTAAGACATCCAATAGGTAAATAATTCTCACCTATTTTAAAGTATAATATTCTTATTGCGCCGTTTATAAACTCCATTTGTTCAAAGATACTATTTTTTTATTGATTATCCTTTTATTGTTGGTTTAACAGTATTACCAAAGTCCAAAGTAAGTTCATAAAGTATATCTGTTAGCTCATCGCCGTATATTTGCTTAAACTCAAACTCTGTAATATTCGCCTTAGTATCGTAAACATAAGATACAGGCATAAACTTGCCTGTTACATTATTTATGTTAACTAAACTAAGATAGGGAATGTAGCCATAAACAGAGCCGCTAAAAAGTCTCTTTGTAGCCGAATTTAATCGTAATGTTTCCTCTCCCATTATCTGTAGCAATGCTTTAGACTCTGTAACTCCTTTTCTAAACCAGAAATCCGTAGGAGTTGTTTCGTCTGTCTTATATATTGTACCATAGTAAACATCAGAGGGGTTATCCCCGTTGCTTACTTCTTTAGTGTCTTTAATGTTTGCGCTAGGGTTGTCCTCTCTTTGGAACGTGTGAAACTCTCCTTTTATATTTGTGTTTGACTCAACTGGAGATATGGAAACCTCTTGTAAATGAACCACGGACGTACTAGTAGCCAAAGCGTCTTTTATAGATGTATGTATCTCAAACGTTAAATCTCCCGCAATTGGCAAAGGCGTTAGGTTTACCGTTTGACTTGTTACCTGTCCTAAATTACCTATAGGGGTTGTTAACATAACGTCAAATAATGCCCAGTCGGTTATATTCCAGAAGTAAGTAGTCCCGCCGTCGGTTAATATTATTTTATACTGTGTTTCTCCTGGATCGATAAACCCCCCTGTTTTATTATTCTCAATAACTTTATACCTATAAGTATATGTTAATTGATCGTTTGCACTTAAACTTATTACATCGGAAGTCATATTTTTAACATCAGACCCGTCTGCAATAGTCTCTAAATCCACCCCTAAATTAGAAGCGTTAAAAGTTAGATTTGTAAAGCTGTCAATAGTCCATTCATCTATAACACCTAGTACATTCTCTAAAAGTATGTTTGCAAGTAAAGATTGAACTAATCCGTATTTATAGCTTATTCTATAAGCACCGATACTTTTATCATTCTCTAATCTTTGGTTTGCGTTACAATGATGAGGAAAGAAAGAATCTACTTGACTACCTAAATTATATGCAATATCAACGGTTTTTGTAGTTGGCGCTAATACAACCCCATCATTATCATATCTAAAAAAAGTCGGTGTACTGTCTGAAAATATCTGATTTGGTTTATATAAATACCATTCACCCTCAAAAGTAGTAATACAAGCCGCAAAAGGCTCTAATACACTTCTTAGAACTTCGTCACAACTCATTATTGTTTCGTTGTCGTCCTTAACGAATCTATTCGCATTAAAATAAACGTTATCCATTATATCTAAAGTAGTAGATAAACCCTCGTAATATATATCAATGTTTGTGTTAATGTTTTGTTCTACACCTGTTCTATTCAGACAATTAACCACTATTTCTAATAGACTTTGTTTACCTGAGAAAGTAATCCCAGAACTATCTACATAGGATAAGTCTTTTAAATAACCTAAACCATCGACACAACTTAACGATATAATCCAGTGGTCAGAGACAAAATCCTCAAATAAGCCATCACTATCTAGCCATCCATTAAATAAAACTACATTATCTCTTTTATATATTACGCTCCAAGTTCTATCGACCTCAGAATATAAATCTTCAAAAGTTAACGCAATGTTAGCGTCTAATTCCGCTCTTAACCCCTTTCCTCTTATAGCCTCAATAGCGTCATCTGTTTCGGCATAGTCCATAATAACAGAGCCGCTTATCTCAGTAGTTGACCCTACATAAGTATCACTAGAAATCTCTAATCTATGTACAATATTCTCTGTATCGTTGTATTCTAAAAAGTACTTCTGAGCCATTTATTTAATTTTATGTATCTTTATATAAACTAAAAACTTCAATATTATGAAAAAAATACTACTTATTACTATTATAATGTTTCTTAGCTGTTCTAAAGATACGGTTTTTCCAGAACCCGCAGAAACAAATTTAGATTGCGACTGTACGGAGAAACTATATCAAGTTAGTTCAATAGGTACGCACATATTAATTAATACAATAAATGTATCAATACTTTGCTCTTTAAATGGTGATGTATTCGATAAAACATATAACGGTAATAGACTAATAAAATACAAAATATATAATTGTAATTAAGTAGTTACACTTAAGCTACCACCTAAAGACTTGTTTCTATCTAGTGTTCGGCTTAATACACCTACTAATTTAGTACCAGCTATTTCAAATACAACATTTCCACCGCCACCCGAAGCAAATCCACCGCCACCGCCACTTGATCTTCTTGATGATGATGATGCGCCACCGACTCCAGTAGTGTTAGAACCTCCGTTTTGTTGGCTTGAACTAAGACCCGACCCAATAGCAGACAATACAACACCTCCAGCAATAGCGGCTAAACCAGCCCCAATACCTGCAATAGTACCAAATAGCTTAACAACAGTACCAGCCAATACAGCGGCAGTACCTAACTCTATTAACTTTTGACCCATAGCCGATAGCAAACCACCTAAACTACCTACAATAGACTGCCCTACAGCGTCTAAAACGTTTGCCCCTTCTGCTAGAGCGCTTCCAATAGATTCACCTAAAGCCATAAACGTAGGTGCGATAGATTGGGTTATTGTTTCGTTAAGTTCTTCGCTTAATCTAGCTAATTTCATTTTTAACAACTCAAAAGATATATCTACACTTTCCGTGTTTATACCCCCTAATGTTAATTTTGTGTTTTCTTTGAATTGGTCGGAAAGCTGTAAACCCTTTGTGTCTATCCTGTCAGAATAGTTTTTAATTATAGTGTCAAGACTAGCAATATCCTCAGAAGCGGACACCTTAAATCCTTTTATATCCTGGGGCTTAAACTCCTTTAACTCAAAATCTATAGGAACAACACCTCCAGCCTCTCTAACTATTTGTATAAGTTCTGCGTTTTTCTTTAATAAAGGATTTATCTGGTTTAATATCGCTTGAAACTCTTTTTGTTTCGCATTGTAATTCTCAGAGGCTTTACTTTTTTTCTTAAGAGATTTAGTTTTTGCTTTGTCTTTAACAATACCCAGCTTAACTAATTCAGCCAGTTTCTGGTCTCTTTGTATTTCTAATAAAGTTAGCTTTCTTTGGTTTTTGGAAATCAATCCAGCCGCCGCCTTTGCCTTGTTTAAATCTTCTATTCTAGATATTAACCTCTGAAACGCAAAACCTAATTCCGCGTTGTCTTTTATATCTGTAGTTAAATTCTTAAAGTACGAAGGATAAAGCTTTTGTAGTTCGGCTAACGCCCTTTTTCTATGCCCTATATCTCTTGTAGTATCGTGAGTCTGTACTTGAAGCAGTTTTAAATTAGTTAATTCAGAAGCAGAAGCCCTACCCCCTATTAACTGGGTTTTTCTTACTGCGTCTAATTGATCCTCATAGTCTTTTAATGCTTTTGTTAACTTCTCTTGCTCTTCTTTTAACGCCTTTGCTTTATCTTTAGTTTTAAATAAAGAACGGCTAAAAACTAACATTAAAGAGGTAACAACAGAAACGGCAAGTAATATACCAGCGGGACCCGTTAAGGTCGCTAACATACTTTTTAATGCGGCTTTAGAACCCCCTAATTTAGTGGACAAGTTACCGAATTGCATGGTTAATTGAGTTATATTATTTGCAACCCCTTGAATACCAAAGGGCGCATCTTGTATAACTTGTGAAAATGAGGTCATTGAAGGAACGGCATTTGCAGCGCTTTTACCAACTGATTTTAAACCCTTATTACCTAATTTATTAGCCGAATTATTTAACCTCATTAAGTTAGCCGATATCTTTAAAGTGTCAGCGGATAATTTATTCCCCTGTACTGATATTTCGGCTAAACCGTTTTTATACGCTTTTTCTGATATAACACCAGCTTTAAAGTCACGTGTTAATCCTTCTGTTTGTGTAGATAAGTTGGCGGATGCTATTACATTCTTTTTTAGCTGATTATTTAGGTCGGTTGCTTCTTTTCCGAAACGCTCCATAGCTTTCTCAGCATCTTTAAGCGCCTTCTTTAACCCCTCAGTGCTTGCGCCTATTTCAACTTTTAATTCAGCCATCTAATAATTGTTTTTGTCTTTGGTACTCTTCTTGAACCTCTTTGATTCTTGCCGCCATGCGCTGAGTTTGCTTAATTGCTTTATTAGGCTCTAACTGCATGAACTTCTCTTTAGTCGGTAATCTTTTGCCTTTAATAGCTACATGACTACCGTACATAGCAGCGTATGCAATCTCACGAACCTTGTACCAGTCTGTTTTCTCTTGTCTATCAAATGCGTAAAGTCTTATCCTAAACTCTGCCCATGTCATAGCGTAAACATAATCTAACGAGGGGCATTTTAACTCCCCCAGAGCCATAGATATAACATCTTTAGCCCAATCTACTTTTTTTCCTTCTTGTCTGCTTTACCGTTGTCTTCATCTACTGGAACTCCCTTCGATAAAGATTCCGTGAAAGCGTGTAAGAACTTTACTAAAGACTCACCGTCTAAACCACCGTCTTTATCTATATCATCCATTAGAGTATACTTAGTAAAGGTAACCTCTTCGCCTTTACTTAAAAGTGTGTATTCTGCTGACTTAAACATTAGTAACGGTACAAATTTAAAGGGGTTTTTATTTAACTTTTCCACAACCTCGTTTAAGGTCATATCTAAATCATCTAATAATTCCCCGATAAATCCCAAACCGAAAGAGCATGTTAATTTCCTTTTATTAATCGTTAAATCTATTTTATTCATGTAGTTTAATTTTAGTTTAATTTGCTTTGTTTAGTTCTTAAGGAACAATAGGATCAACTGTAACAATTGCACCGCTTCCTGATAAAGTAGCTGAAAATGTTGCTATTTCATCACCAGCTGGAGCGGTTAGTTCTAAATCTTGAAGAATAGCAGTACCGTAATAAGCTACTGTATCAGCTAGACCCGTGTCCATTTTCCACGTCTCAGTACCGCCAGCCACTATAAGCGTATGAAGGTAATCATGTGAAGCCTTTGTTATTTCTGCGCCTACAGACGTAGTGTCGATGTATTGACCCTCCATAGGTATCTCATAAACATAAGAGCCTGCAGTTTTCTCAATAAGACCTGGACTACACTTTGTTTGTGATTCGATAATGGTTCTTGTTTCTGATAGACTGTTCGATGTTAAACATGCAACAGGTCTATAAATAGAACCGTCATGTATGTAAAGAACAAGCCCGTCACCTGGAATAAATGTACTCATAATTTGTATTTATTTTAATTAAAATTATTGCAATATACGATTATTTAATGGTTAATTCTAACCGCATAAACTTTCTAAATATATTCTCGTTTGCTGTTATTGTTGTTATGTCGTTTGGGAAATCTTGTGTTTGTATAAAAACCTCTAAACCACTAGCAACATCTAACACTAAATTATTTGTTAAATTCCTTACCTCGTCTAGTATGTTATCCGCTAAAACTCGACTCCCTGTGTTACCTGTTCCTTGATAGGTTGTTATAACATCTAATAATATACTACTATCCCAAAAGAACTCGCATTTATTCGCTTTGTCTACTTCGTTTGTTTGAGTAGTCATTAAAATATAGTGTTGTGGTATGTTATTACCCGTTACCCTTGTGTCTTTGCAGGGTATTGTGTTATTGTCAACAACTATATTATTTAACTTGCTAAATATAGCTTTACGAACCCATTTGTCTGGTAGTGATTTATTCATTGTTTAATTATAATTTTAAATATCCTCTTCATAACCATATAGGCTAAAAGTAGCGTCTTGGCTTTCGTCTATTTTAACACCAATAGTGTCCGAAAAATTAACTCGAATATGTCCAAGAACTATTGGAACACCTATCGACTCCTTCTCTACTTTAACCTCGTACGCCCATGCGTTTGACCTATCCCAATTACTGCCGCCTACGTCATGATGTAGGTTTACAGAAACATCATTATCGTAAACAGCAATCCATAAATGCGTAAGAATTGCTTTCTTTCCTGCTGGCGGTGTGTATAGTACTTGTGCTGTTGTATTAGGTCTTAATTGCGCTAATAACTTTACGTCCCTGTCTGTACCTTGACTTGCTGAATCTCTCATAATTAATATTGTGTTGTGAAAATTTCTGGTGTGCCTGATTCTGATATTGCGGATATCTCCCCTGTATACTTGTCTCCTGGCGGCATTTCCCAATAACCTTTCCCCTCTAGCTTAAATCCATTTTTAATATCATCAATACTAGCTGGCTGAAACTTTACGTATATTGCAAAGTTTTCCTGATTAGTTATACACCAAAAAACCCTTTCTTCAGAAGCTTCTTGTATTGTTATTGAAGTTGAAGAGTTAAGTGCGATTGACCCACTAAGTTCTGCTATATTATTTGTATTTACGTTTTGTCCTACTGTCTTTGTCATATTAATTTTCTATTTCTATCATGAATAATTCCACCACCACACCAACAGATGTATTATTAGATCGTGCTATAAATTTTAAATCTGTCTTTTCTGGTACTGGCGCTGGCGCTGTAGAAAAATCCAATATAAACGAATTTTGATAATTACCCATTGCGGCAAGCGTAGAGAATCCATCCGCACCATCAGGTCTAATTAAAGCCCTTGCTGTAACATCATGGTTTTTTGTTACATTAGTTAATACCAACATCGGAAAAGCTGTCTTTCCTGCTGGGACTGTGTAATGTATATCTTGTGTATTGTTTAAACCGTGTTCATCACCAACTATGGAATCATCATAAGTAATAACCCCTCTTATGTTTTTAGTTGCCGAATCCCTTATTATAATTGTACCTAAATTTGATTTGCCGTATAGGTCACTAGAGGCAGACCCCCAGCTAAGGATTGATGCGCTAATAAATCTATAAGCGTTAGTTGCTACAAATGTGACTGGTGTATGACCGTTTAATGTGATTATTTCGGTTTGCCTTATAAAAGACGAATCTAGGTAAGCTACAACTAAAGTCCTCGCCCCTGTTCCTGCTGATGTGTCGTTTATATTTTCACAAACGACCTCTAAAGTTTCACCAGATGCAGGGTAAATCATAGCCATAATAGGATTAATTAACCCGTTAGAAGTTGCGCTACCTGTTGAACTATCTGTTATTGTTTCATTATTTTGAAAAGTGCCTGTTATTTTTCTTATCGTTAATACCCCTGTTGCTCCATCGTCTTTATCTGTCGCAATTATTGCCGTTGCTCCAGAAGTCCCACCCGTTAATAATAAACCAGCTGTAAAATTTCCTGTTTGCGCATCATAATCTAAAGTAGATAATACGCCCGCATCCCAAATATCTTCAAATTGTGTTCCTACCGCTGGGTTTCTGCCCACTAATTGAATCGTTGAACTGCCCGGAATGTTTCCAGCAGCGACCTCTATACCGTAGGTTGGCAATGGGACTGATTCGCCACTACCCCCTAAATTAAATGTACAAAAGTCTCTAAATTCAGATTCCGTAAAAGCTAAACCAGTGTCAGGATTGAAAGACTCCGATAAAGCAAACGGCGGGTACAATTCAAATTCTGTACTTTCGCTTAGAAATCTAGTGGTTTCAAATACAACCCTACCGCCTTGTAACTCTTCCTCATTCCACGTCATCTCCTTAGACGGTATGGGTTGCGGACTATCTATAATACCGCTTACTGTATCTGTAACTATTAAGAAGCCTCCTATCACCCCAATTTCCTTGCTCATTACTTCTGTTTTTTAATTAATGTTTCTAATCCTTTCTCTAAATCTTGTATATATTGTTTGCGCCCTTTTACAAACGCAGGGTATAAAAACGGTTGTGCATCCATTCCTTTATTTAATAAAGATACAAAAATTACATAAGCTAACTTAATATCTATACCTTTAGTTCTGCACCAGTCCTCTATTGATTTTAAACCCTGCTCGAAACTTCCACCGCCGCCACCTTTAAACTGTGCCGCTATGTCTTTCATTTCTGTAGGTACTTGAACCTTTACACCTGTACCAAACTCTACATATGCCCCGTAAGACGCTCCTACGACTATTTTATAGTTTAGTTCGTCTATTTGTACTGTGTGTATGCTTTGTCTTAACTTACCGTTATTAGACGGCGCTAAAGTCTTTGCGTTTGCCGCTATTTCGTTTGCGTTGGCTTGTGTTATACCTGAAATCAATTTAACCCCTTGTTCACCAAAGCCTTTAAGCTCTTTTATTACATCTTTTAATCCTTTAACTACTAATTTCATGTATTAAGCCTTGTTACAAATAACGTTGTACATGCCTCACTTGATAACGTGCCTCCGTTAGTTAATACAAAGTCTTTATATGTCTTTACTATTAATGGTATTCCTGTTAATATTGGCTCATTGTCTTTTAATAACTTATTAACAAAAGCTAACGTACATGCTTCACTCGATAATACACCGCCTAACGCTTCTACTGTAGCCTTATATCCTGCCGCTATTAATTCCGCTCCTATTGGCGTTAATATTGGCACGCTCTTAACAGCTTCTTTAACCGCTATAAATTCAATGTATGAATTATCGTAATTTGTATTAGTTGGGAATGTGTTAATAGTGTATGTTTCCCCTCTATACACTATAAACTGATTTATGCTATTATAAGTAAAATCAGATCGCAATCTAACCTTTACAGATATTGCTGTTTGAGTTTCAGAGATACCAAAGTCTGTTAACCTTACATTAAACTTGTTGTTAAGTGTCTTAACCTCTGCCCATGTAGTAGTTATTTGTTGTGTGTAAACCTTTTCACCTCCGAAGCCGTCCGCTATCTCAACAGTTTGCCAAACCTCTATTCTCTTTGTTATCTTTCTTGCTCTCACTATATTACAAATCGTTTTAGTTGCCCTAGCATTAACTTAGTGATAGAATCCATATCATCAGGAAACGATTTACCTGTATCTTTTTCGTAGTACAATAGGTCTATAATCTTTAGCGCTACTGTTCTTACTTCGTCTGGTACATCAGTCGGTAATACATGCCCAACGTTTAACGTAAGTATTGTATTATTTGATTCGAACTGATAAGTATCATATAAAGTATAATTCTCAATTGTCAGATCAGCTTCAACAGGTGAAACCGCACTATTAATTGGGAAGTCATAAACGCTTATACAACCGTTAATTAACCTATAGTCTATATCTCTAGCAAATACAAAAACCCTTGTTTTCTTCTCTACATAAGACAAAGCCGAATTAATCATTATAGTAATTGCCGCATCATCTTCTGTTAAGTCGTCATCAACTCTTAAATACTCTTTAGCTTGTGCTAATGTTATAACGTCTATGTATGCCATTTATTTAGTCTCTAAATTAACCTTTAATTTCTTATTCTCTTTTACCTTCTCAGCGTAACCGTTAGCAATTAAATACTTTTCGTCTACTTTACTAAAAGAAGCCTCTTGACCCTTTTTATATTGCTTTAATCCTTCGCTTTTCTTCTGAAAGTCTATTAATACTTTAATCATATCTTTGGTGTAAAATAAAAGCCCAAACCCCATAAAGGAGGAAGGGCTTTTACAAATTAAACTATTGTTTAAATCCACTTACTTGCTAGCTTCTAAATGCTTTCCAAGGTCAGTTCTCTTGCCTTTGTATTGGTCTCCTTTAAAGTACTTCTTTCCTTCTTTAATACAGTAGAACGTTTTTTTTACTTTTGCCATCTTGTTATATTTTTATAATTAATTATTAAATTGCCGTAAAATCTCCTAATACAATAGATAACTTATCTTCAACAGCTAAAGCGATTTGACTCTCGATTCTTGCTGTAATCATATTCTTTACGAAGTTGTCAGAATCCTCTTCTGAGAACGCTAAAGATAATCCTTCTGTTACAATCTTATTGATTCTCGACCAATCAGCAACATAGTAATTATCAGCGGCAACCCATGTAGCCTTCACTAAAGGAATACCGTTAATTCTCAATACGCCTCCATCTTGTGTTACAACACCTGGTAAACCATATCCTGCACCTGTTGACTTCTCTGTAATCATAATATCCCAGTAATCAGCAGGAGTTAATGCAATTGCGTTAACGTCTCTGTCTAATCCGTCTAATTTAGCAATCTCAGCAATAAGCATTTCTACTTTATTTTGACCCGTGATTACCTCTGTTGAAGCTGTAGCCTCTGCTGTCAATACTGTGTTAAAAGCAGCGTTTTCAGCTTTAGCATAATCTCTTCTTAACGCTCTTGGAATAAAAGACTGTAAATAAGGTAAGTTATTACGCATTTTCTTAGAGTAACGTGCAAAACCAGCTAAAAAGTTAGTAGCTACATCAACGTTCAAGAAATCGTAATCAATCTGGCTTTTAGAAGCCCCTTCTGTTTGATCCGAAATACTACCCTCTCCTGTTACCTCTCTAGTAAACGTATAAGTACCTCCACTAATATTAACCATTCCTGTTAAGTCAGAAACATTAACTTTCTGATTAGGAAACATAACTACATCAAAATTGTAATCTCTTGGCTCGTCTCCTGATAGGTTAGCCGTGGTCATATCTCCAACCGCTTTAACCTCTAAAGGTAATGCCGCTTTAAATTGCTTAACAGACCCATTCTCTACTGTTTGAATAGATTCAAAGTTGCTTTTAATAGTAGCTTTAATATGATCTACATTACCAGCTTCTTGTTTACTCTTTGCTTGTAACTTAAGGTCTAAAGTGTCTAAGTGCTTTTGCATTGCATCCGCTACTTCTTTATTATCTGCCTTTACAGCATCAACAGCCGACTTAATCTCAGCGGTCATAAATTCCTTATTCTTTGATTCAAACGCTTCTAATGCGCCTTTAATCTCTCCTTTAGATTTTCCCTCTAAAGTTAGAGCCAACGCTGCTAATGCGTCTTTTACTTCTTGTTCGTTCATTGTTATAATGATTTTGTAAATTCGTTTATTATATTTGCTATCGGCTTACTGTCTATTTGAGTGATAATTATCGGCTCTTTTGTAAGTGATTTTTCTTTATTTAATCCTAGATTGTAGGATTCTAATTGTAATTGCTTTAGGGCTAATTCTAACAAAGCAAATGTATCATCGGTAAATGTACCGTTTCTAATTGCTTTTATTAATAGCTTGCTTTGTTCGTCTATCTCCTTAAGGTTTAAACTCTTCATCCCTGTAAATGGAGTGTTTGAGTTTGCGCCTAATGTAACGTTAGAGCCTTCGAATAATTTAAGCTCTGTTAACATTCTTGCGTTGCTCTTTGTGTCGTTCTCGGACTGCATAGTAACAAAGCCGATTGAATGCTCTTTTACTATTCCAGCATCGTATAATTTAAGTAAGTCGCTTGAGTAAGTTGTATCTACTAATGGCGCACTCTCAAAGTACAACCCTTTAGAGTCTTCCCTTAATACATTAAATTTACCGTGTGGTTGTGCCCAGTTGTGTTGATTAAGAAAGAATATATCTTTTTTACGTTCGTTTATAGATTTAGAGAAAGCTCCTTTAACTATAATATCCCCGTCATGGTCTTTGTTGTCAAAAGCTGACAAATAACCTGTTACTATCCGTTTGCTAGTGTCTAAGTCTTTCAACTCTCCAGTAAATGATTTAAACTGTAATAATCTATTCATGTTTCCAAAGATAGGTAAAATATTTCTTATACGTAAATTATTTCAATAAAACAAGGAAAAGAGGTTTTTATATATAAATATATTTATGTATATTTGTAGGATAAAACTAAATAAGATGAAAACAGTAAAACAACAAGCCTATGAACTGGTTAATAAGTTCCAATCAAAACAACACGCTTTAACTTGTGTTGGCGTTATAATAGATTTAATAAAAGAAGAACAGCCTAGAAAGTTTCAAGAGTCGCTTATTAATTGGTGGAATCAGGTTATGGTAGAAATAAACAAAGCTAAATAATATGAAACATAAAGAAGTATTTACAACAGAGGGACTAGATAATAATATTACTAAGCTAATTAAAAGAATTAAAAGAGCTAAGATAAAACGAACAATAGTGTATATCTGTTTTCTTATACCTATAATATGCATTCCTTTAGTATATCAAATGGGTGTTTTATTACTTTTTATCTGGTATATCTTAACCTTCTTGTTATCATGGTGGCTTTTTAATGATTAAACAGGTATTAAATTACCCTGTGAATCTCTTTTAGGTATTATTGCAACCGTACACCTACAGTTTATTACATTCCCTGCGCTTCCTTTTGGATCGCCTGGAAACATCATTTTCTGACCCGATACATTGAACGCTTCGTCAACTCCTACTTTTACCTGATTCATTGAATGATGGTTAAAGTGTGATTCTGGCGGGCGTCTTGTTCTTGCGTCTAGCGTGCTAATCCAAACCTTTTCATTCTCAAACCCGCTAACCCTACTCGATACTGTTGCTGAGTAGTTTGCTGCTGTTGTGGTTTCTGTACGTGCTATTCTCATAGCTTGCCACCTGTAAAAGTCTCTACGGTTTACAAATCTCTCTAGCTCTGTAGATATTTCGCTCATGCTCTTGCCGTCTTCGATACCTATACCAATAATTTGCTTAATGTATTCTAGATAAGTTTCTCTTACTGTTACTATTCTACTTGCCCCATTCCTAAACAACCATGTTAATAAGTCCCTTTGAAACACGCTAATAAACTCACTAATAGTAAATGCTTTCAATTGTCTGTTAATATCTTTGCCAACTCTCTTGCCGTAGTCGGATCCAATAGCGAAATAAACATCGAAGTAAGCTGTATTCATAGCCTCGATATTTGTAGCGTTATCAATCAACACACTAAAGTTGTCTTCTGTCAACAAAGAAAAGGGTATATTATTACCCCATTGTTTAAACGTCTTTAG